GTCACTCGCCGAACCGAGACGTTCGCACGCCTCTTTCAACATCTTCGAGTGCGTCGAGTACCCGTAGCCGTTGCCGATCTGCCCCGTGATGTTGTTGGCCCAGCAAATGGAAGGGGCCGCCGAAGCGGCCCCCACCTTGTCAGCACTGTCCTTCATCAGCTAGCAGCGGTCACCAGCCGGCAGAACTGATTCGGGAGCGCGAGCGAGAACCCCCACCGAGTGAAGAGGTAGAACTGAGTCTGGTTGGACTTCGCGATGGAGTACGGGTCCATGAACAGGTCGATGCTGTCCAGACGGTGCCCGATCTTCACACCGGAGAAGTCGCCCAGCACACAGATTGCCGTGGAGACCGCCGTAGCGGACGGACCGGTCTCCAACTGGATCACCGGCATACCAAGGATTTTACCCTCGGGTCCATCCACAGCCCCACGGTCGATGTTGGTGATGAACACGGGCCGGGACGCCGCGTCCTTGATCTGGTAGATGTAGGTCCACAGCGGCGTGCGGTGGGCAACCCACTTGGCATTTCGCAGCCGAGCCGTGGGAATCTTCGCGACCACATCGAAGAACGAGGAGAACCCGACCGCCGCAAACGTCGAGGACCCGGAGCCAAGAACAACCGAGTACCCGGCAGCCGACGAGAACACGCTCGACATGGGGCTACCAGTCCCGTTGAACACGGCCGAATCAACTTTCTGGCCGATAGCCTCGGTAAACTGCCGAATAAGGATCGGAACCACGGGGTAGTTCTGATCCTGAAGCAGCTCATTGGTGATCCCGCCGAAGGCGTCGAACCGGACGGCGGTCAGCGTGCTCTGCGCGAACACCGCCGACGTGACCGTTGCGTCAGTGCCTTCCGTCGTTTGAGCTACCGAAACTCTGGTGCTCTCGGTCGGGACATACATCACGTTCGAATTCATCGGGATGTTGTCGCAGATTTGGAGAGCCCGGCTGTACTCCGATGCGTACTCGAAGTAGATCGCGGGATACTCCGGTGCGATAGCATACCCGCCGACGTTGCCGGTCGTGCTCTGTCCAATCACGGCCTTGGCGGTGATGGGGTCCGCGAGCCGGTCCAGCCAGGTCTTCGTGACGATCTCGGCTTTCTTGTCGTCCTTGAAGGTGCGGCCGATTTCCTTCAGCTTGTCCATGTTGGCCTTGAACCGGCGGCCCTTGTAGATGTCGGGGAGCCCGACCTCAATGCCGCTGTGCTTCACCTTGGCGTCCTCGCTCTTGGCGACGGCAGCCGCACGCTCGGCATCGGCAGCTTTCTCGGCAAGCTCTTTTTCGAGCTTCGCCTTTTCCTCGACACGGATTTCCGCGAGGATTTCCGTGTTCAGCTTGTCAAGCTCAGCCTTGTCGGTCGTCTTCTCGACAAGCGCTTTCAGCATTTCCAGTTTACTCATGATAAATTTCTCCTACAGCTTGAATGAGAGACACGAGCCGCGCTTGATGTTCCTTGGTCGCCCGGTCTTCGGTCCGCTTCACGCCGTCAGGCGCGGACTTACTCACAGGCTCCGTCCCAAAAAGCTTGGCGATGTCCTCATTCGTGATTTCAACCCCGGCCGCTTTGGCCGAGGAAAGAATCGCAGCACCACGGTTGGAAGGAATGCCGACTACACTCACCTCCAACAGCTCTAGTTCAGTGAATACCTTCCGTCCTTGCTCGTCGGTCTCCCATTTCGTTGGAAGCGCTCCGATGGACATGAACCGGAGGAACCCGTTGTCCACCATCCACTTGACCTTGGGGGCGAACTCCATCGGGCCGCCCTCGGCGAACACGTACTTGACCCCGATCTTGTCCGGCTCCTGCCACGCGCCCACCGCCTTACCGACAGGCATGGTCTCCTCGCTCACGCCGCCACTACGCCATGCGTGCGAATAGTAGATGGGGCCCTGGTCGGCCACGAACTTGTCCAGGTTTTTGAACGCGGACGGTTGCACGATCTCGCCGTCCCGGTCCTCCTCGGACGTGGAAGCGATGGCCGAATATACCCCGTCCTCGGCCGCCTTGGACAGAACGGCGCGGAAAATGAGCTTGTCCATGATGTCTCTCCGTTAGCTGACGTTCACCATCGGCTCGATCTCGAACCACACTTCCTTGTGGTTAGTGCCGGCCGTAACCGTGGTGCTCGTGTACACTGCTTTGACATATAAGATGCGTTGGTAATCATCCGATGCACCTTGCAGCGCGAGATCGTCGCCCTGTAGCACGATCTTTACCGACGCGGCGGGAGTCACCGACACGGCCGACCGCGAGTTGATAACCGTCCCAGCGCTGTCGGTCAGTGTCCACGTTACCGTGGTGGGGATACTTGACGCGGCAGCCTCATCGGTGAACGTGGCAGTGAATACCGCCACGCCCTCCTCGGGCACCTTCTGCGCGATCACAATTGCCATACGTCAACCCTTCACCACGTCGATCGACGGCAGTCCAGCGGTCACGGTCATTCCGGGCGTCGCCATCTCGACCGCAAGACCCGGCAGCCCCAGGACGAGCCCTATCGACAGCAGCCCCTCGATTACCGACGCCGCTTCCGAAGCGATGTCGAACCCGAAGCATGCGAACCGTACCCGCTCGGTATCAGAGAGACCGGACACGCCGGCCCCCATGTTTGAAAACTCGTCTATCCTCACGCCCCGGCCCCCAGCGTTTGCGTGGTCCCGTCGTCGGACACCGTGCGAGTGGCGAGCGCCGTGACACCATCGGCTTTGTAGGTTATCTGCTGAGTAGCGGTCTGCGTGTTGCGATGGAACAGACGAGAGTACAGATACCAGAGGAAACTCTTGACTGACTTGGTAGCCGCGAGGTTTGTCGGCTCAGTTATCGCGGCACCAAGCGCGTCGTCTACTTCACTCTGTACCTCCGCGTCCCACGATGCATTCCACGGCACCGCAGTAAGGCCGGCTCCCGCTACTCCGATGGTAGTTGCCAGCCCGTCTACCACGGTGTCAACCGTAGCAAGGTTAGCCGCCGTTGCGAGAGGAGACACAGCAGCGTCAAGCTCGGCTTTCGTTGGCGGATCGTATGCGGTGAGCGCTCCTGCCGCCTGAGTTTGGATAGCAGCCAGCGCGGTAGCGTTCCACGACACGGTGGAGTCAGACTTTGGAACCTTGGCGAGCTCGGCCGAAGTAGCAAGCGGTGAGGTCGCGGCGGTGATAGCTGCCTCCAAGGACGATTCGTCCGCCGGGTCAGACGGAAGGTTGTCCGTCTTCGCCTTGATAGCATCGACCACGGTGTCAACGGTTCCGACCGGCGCGTTGAGGTTGCTACCAATGATGTACCCGGCTGTGCCTGCCCCATATGACCCTGGCAGGGCCGTAGACCATGGATCACCTGACCCGCTGGCGGCAGCCAGGGCAGCGCCAGCAGACCCAACACCGGTATGGTCGGCAGTAAGCTCGTCCCATACCGCATCAGCCACGGCAGCAGCAGTAGGTGCCGTAGCAGCAGAGAGAGCGGCCCCAGTGCTACCAGCCCCAGCGTGTCCAGCGATAGCCTCATCCCATACCGCATCGGCGATCTCAGCCACAGCATCAGCGGCAAGCTCGCTCGCACCGATTGCATCAGCCGCGATAGCGGACGCGGTGATAGCTCCGGCTGCGAAGGCATCGGAGGAAATAGCCCCGGTCGCCAGAGTGGCAGCGACGATCGCATCAGCGGCGAAAGCATCGGCCGTGATAGCACCCGTGGCGAGTTTGGCAGCCGTGATGGCATCAGCAGCGATCGCACCCGCGTCGATTGCGTTGTCTGCTATGGCGTCCGCATCGATAGCACCCGTTGCGATGCTGGCAGCAGTGATACCCCCAGCCGCGACAGACCCAACTGACCCAATGACGTTGCCTCCGACGTTCCCCGTAACACTACCCACAGCGCCAGTAACCGAACCCACGGCCCCAGTAACAGACCCGACCGCACCCGTCACGCTGCCAACAGCCCCGGTAACGGAAGCCGCAACCACGGCTCCGCCGCCGATGTTATACGAGGTGCCATCACAAGCCGCCTCCAAATTGTCAGCAGCGGTGGCATCCCCAGAGATAGACCCAACGTCAGCCGCGATGCGACCGCTCACGAGAGCGGCAGGAATCCGTGCCTGGATATCTTCGGTGTCGGCCTGAATACCGTCCAACTCGCCCTGTAGAGTAGTCCCTGTGTCCACAAGGATAGCGTCAATGTCAGTGCCGATCTGTGCGTCAAGGTCGAGTCCGCCGGCATCCGAGATAGGCAGGCCCCCGGCAGCATCAGCCGCAGCATCGGGTAGCGCCGTCCCAGCCAATCCCCGCGTGGCAGAGTACGCGCTATCGATTAGCACGTTGTTCAGACCAGCCGCACGGAACCCGATCACCGGCCCCCTCCACGGGAGCACGCCAGTAGCTACGCCAGTGAACCAACCGAACCCCTCGGTATCGTTATTGATCGAGGCGCCGCCGCTCGCCGGAATCTCGATGGTGTACATCCCACCGTCTTGGTGCGCCCAGTCGTAGTTGCCACCAGTGGTGGGAGTAACGACAGTAGCAGTCGTCGCGCCCGCAGTGGTCGTAAAATGCCAGATCAGTTCAAGCCCGGCAGCGTTGTAAGCAACAGACTCTTCGCGCGACTTGAAATCTGTGTCGTCGAGTAATGGCATGATATTGACGGGCACTTCCGTGAGCGCCACATCTACATCCATCCAAAGGTCCGGCATTGCTTAGCTCCTACTGTTGCGCGTAGGCGTACATCGGTTTTCCGCCGCCAGCAGCCGACTCCAGCGCTATGATGTCGCACGTCCACGAGTCGTTATCGCCGAACGTCGCCTGACCGTGGATGTTCGTCTGGTTCGACGTGAAGAGACTGTAGCAGGCGCCGCACCGGTTCGATTCGTTGTACCCGTCAGCGGCCGTGTCGCCGATTTGGAAGCTGGTACCGTAGCCCATGCCCGCCGCGTTATACATCCCGGCGAATACGAGCAGATCGGTGCCCTGCGGAGAGATGTTCTGACTCTGCGGGGTGTTGCCACTCCCCGAACTCGCGCTACCCGGTCCTGCCACGAGAGAGATTTCATCCCCCGCATCGGGCCGGTACTGCATGACGACGAACGCTACCGCCGTCCTCGCGGCCCCCAGCGTTACACGGATCGTGGCGCTTGAGTTCTGCGTGCCAACTACGACGTGACCGATACATGCGCCATTGCGGGTGCTATACTGGTTCACCGTCTGCATCGTGAACGAGTCAGCCGGAGCGGTCGTGGCCACCGCCACCGTCGTCGATGCCCCACCGTACCCCGCATAGATGCAGAGCACGTCCCCCACCTGGAGGTTAAGGGTGCTTCCGGCATCGACAGTCGAAGTGGAGCTGTACGAATACCCTTCCGCTTCGGCTACATACGTCCATGCCATGCCATCACCTCAGAAGTGTGTCGAGAAGGTGCATCGGCAGTTACAAACTTCCGCCGCCCCACCCGCTGGATCGAGCGGATACCGGCACCCGTTAGCAAACCGTTCACCGAACGGAACACGCTGCCCGTCAAGGTTCGCGTGCGAGTCGCGTACCAGCGCATCGCGCGAGCTCACCCACTCGATCTCCGTGGGCTGTAGTTCCTCGCACGCCTGATAGCGGCCGTCAGCAAACGCCCCGTGCACCTCCGTCCGCGCTATCGTGCGCGCGTGTGACTTCAACCCCGCGAAGTGCTCTTTGATTAGCTTCTCGATAGCCGCCGTCCGTTCGGTCTCGGTAAGCTTGTCCTCCATGGCCCGCACAAGTAGCTCATGCAACTTTTGCTTCAAGTCTTCCTTGGCCGTGTCGGTAGCGTTCTTCATGTACTGCACACGCGAGCCCATATACTGATTGACACCGGGGTCTTCGATGTTCACGTTACCGATACCCATGGTGCTGTACCCCACCGTTACCGCTTGGCCGAGATACCGCGCTACGGTCTGGTACAACTCCTCGTCGCTAAAGATCGCGTCGATGTCGGGATCAGCAACGTCCTTCGTCACCTCGGCCTTGTAGTCCTTGGCAAGCGAAAGCAGCTTGCGCTCGATCTCGTAGAAGTACCGGCGCACCGCCCCGGCACACCGCTTCTCAATTGGCACAACCTTGTTATTCAGCGCGTGCCATGTGTTTGTACGTCTAGCCTTCCCTATCGCATCGTCAAAGAACTGCCGCACCTCGGGAGTCTTTTCTACCTCGGCCGCCTTCGGCCTCATCGGCGCCGGCAACTCCCCGATCATTCCGACATCATCGTAGTCGCCCCACTCTTCGTCACCACCCGGCACAGGCTCCTTGCCGAGCATATCGCGACCCTCGTTTTTGGTTATCAATCCGGCCTTGTAAATGCTAACAACCTTTTGCGCCTCGTCGTTAGCAAGGTACGTCATGGCCTCGTTCGACCGCTCGTCAAACCGCACGCTGTACCCGATGGCGTTCAGCCATTGGCTGTTGAACTCGCTCTCAATCTGCCGCATCATCGGGATGCACGTGTTAGAGATGAACACCTTGTCCTGCGACAGCGCCGTCGCGTAGTTCACGTCCTCGTACTTGCTTACTTGCGTCTTCGTGACGCCGAACGTCATGAGCACCTCTTCCTCGTTATGCTTCAAAAGCTCCAGGAACTGAATGTCCTTCTGCGTGAACCCGAGCGTGGTAACATCCATCGCCTCGATCAGTTGCGCCTCGTGAGCGTGCGACTTCCCCTTGCGCCGCTCGATCTGATCTTTCTTGAACGCCTCGCGGTATTGGTCGGGCAGGATGTTAGTCGCCTTGTAGATGATGGGGGGAGTCCCGTCGTTTTCAAAGAACTTCTTGTTGTAGACGATGGCATCCCACATCGACTTATAGGTCATCTTCAGAACGTCGAGCGGTGCCAGCCCCAAAAGCTCGTCGTTCGGGTTGTAGCTCCCCGTCAGATGCACCACACGCTCGGGCGGCAGGAAGTACTCCTCGCCGCCGCGCTTCACCGTCCAGCCAAGCCACTCCCCCTTGTTCCCTTCGCTCCATCGTGGCTTGAAGTACCGGGACGGCCAAACGTAGAGC